CTTTTTAGATAACCTTCCCGGTTATATAAATCAATTCCAACAAAATCAGTTAGCACTTGGAAGACAGCAACTTCAAGAAAAAAGATATCAAGATTCTATAGCTAGGCAGAATAGAATAGATGCTGAAAACCAAAAGCGTTATGAAACAGAACAAAAAAGGCTAGATGATCAAGTAGAAAGAGATGAACTTAATAGATTAAGGGGTATAGGAAGAAGTTTTATAAATAGTGGAGATACAGAACAGGCAATAAGAATATTTGAAAAAACTGGTGATATGGATCTTGTTTCTGGTTTAAGGTCTAAAGCAGAAAAAGAGACAGGTAGGGAAGATGGGTTTGTTGAGCTTAGAGGTATGGCTGGTAGGTCAGATACAAATCCTTTTGAATATAGAGATAAGCTAAAAGCCTTTAGGGAAAGGTATGATATAAGACCCGGTGATAATAGTAGTTTAGATAGTCAGCTATTTCAAATAGAATCTAGAAATAATGCAGAAATTAAATACAGGAACAGAGGTTCGGTACCTCCACAAGAATGGGAATCTAGATTTGGAGCTTCTGGAAGAATGGATTACAATGCTCTTAAAAATGCAGAAAAAAATTTAGAAGACCTAGCAGAAGAGCAAGCTTCTCCTAGTTCCGCAATTACATCTGGGATTGGTGGCGCTACCCTTGAAGAAAGAATAGAAGCAGAGCAAAAGATTATACAAGAAATATTAAATCAGCCTAAATATAAACTTGAAACAGAGGCAGAGTACAGAGCTAGGAAAGAGTCAGAAAAACAGGTGAGTAGCGTTTTGCAAAAAGCCAACATGGCAAGAGCTCAAGGTTTATCTTTTCCAAATATAGGCCTCGGAGAAACTACTTTTGACATTGTTACGCCAACAGAAGAAAACTTTGCTCAAATAAATGACGAAGTAAGTAAAAATTTAGATAAAGTTTTTACTGAGCCAGCTACTGAAGCAGTGCCCGGTCTTTCTAATCAAGAAAAAATAGAGCTTGGCATGCCTATGATTAACTTGCCTTCAGCTACAGCAGGGCAACAAGAAGCTCCTGCTCCTGCTCCTGCCCCTGTTGACACTACTTTAAAATTAGGAGAAAACATATCTGCTCCAGTTCAAGAATTTGGTTCTTTTGATGTTAAGAGTATCAGTGAAGCTAGTAACTACTTAAAAAATCCATTGACAGGTAGGCGTTATGCTAAAGATTTAAACAAGTTAAACAACTTAATGAACAGAATGAGAGAGGCTGACAGTAGTCCAAAACCTGATTTCACAAAAAGAAAACTCCAAAAAGGTATTGACGAAATATTAAATAAAATTAAAAAAGCTTATGGTGAGTTCATTGATCCTAACACTGGTAATTTCACAGACGAATCTTTTACAGATAAATTTTATTCCAACTTGGCTATCCCTAGTGGTATTTCAAAAGAACGCTTGAAGCAAATATTTAAGGCACTTTCTACAGCACCTCAATCTAAAACAGAAGTTTAGTTATGCCTACTAACCCAGAGTCTTTTAGCTCTTTTTCAAACGCACTAAACTCTGCATACAACAATCCAGATGCCGTTTCTAATGAAAATATAAACCGACTATACGAGGCGTTTGACTACCTTGAAGCTGATTCTGACCCTGTAAATGATAGGTTTGATCCGTATGCATACAGAGCAGAGTTATTAAATGAAACAAACAAACTAAAAACCTCTACAGAAGATGAAACCTTGTATGGTTTTATACCCGGAGATTGGCTACCGAACTGGGTTAAGGATGGTTACAATAGAAGTATTACCGGTTTGTCAGAGCAGATAGTATCTGGTGAGCAAAGGTTTGAATTGGGAGATTATAAACCAGAAATGCTTGAAGATATAGGTGCTACTGTTATATCATTTATACAGCCATTAGATTTTGCAACAATGGTAGCTGGTGGTGGAGTCGGGGGATTCGCCGCAAAGCAAGCATTGAAAACTGGTGCAAAAGAAGCCTTAAAGAAAGGCTTATCAAAGACAGCGACTAATAAAGTTATTGCCAATAAGCTTGATGATAAAGTAGTTGGTCAAATACTAGGCAACTCTCCCAATAAGGCAGTTCAGTTAATGATTAATGGTGGTGTTGCACCAACAGTAGCAAAGAAGGCTGTGGAGAGGGCGGCCCCAAGAGTGGTACATAGGGCAATGATTGAAGGTGCAACTGGTGCTACCGGTCTTGGATTTTACCAAGGGATAGCAACTGCTCAGATGTCAAAAATTGAGACTGGTGATGTTGATGAGGTATTGGCATTAAAAGAAGGTATCAAGGGCACAGCACTTGGTGCTGTTACAGCGGGCACTGGGCCAATAGTAAGATCAGCATTAAAAGGATTAAAGCCTGCTACTCAAACACTTGCAGTTAAGGCTGTAGAAACCGCTGAGTTTGGTACACTTGCACCAGTATTGAGCGGAGAAGATATAAATGTAGGGGGGTATATTCATGCGGCGGGTGTCATTGGTGGACTCACTGCACAGAAGGCGGCCTTGAGGTACGCAAAAAAAGGTATTGATGCTATAAAATCTAAGCAGTATGAAAGTGCAATGGATGCAGAGACTACATCTAGGTACTTACTGGAGGAAAGATTAAAAAGAGAAAGCGGAAAAAAAGAAAAGTCAGTTAGGGAGCTTCAAGAGGGTCAAGAAATTTTTGTTGATAGAAACGGAACAGAATTTGATCAGTTAAGATTTAATGACAAAAAGAAACAGGTAACTTTAAGAAATAGAGTCACGCAAAAGAAAGATAAAATTAATTACGATCAGTTTGATCAATTATTATTTCGTAGAAAAAGCAAAGCTAGAACAGAAAAAGGTTTGGCTATAAGTAGAAACAAGCAGATAAAAAACATTCAAAAAGAACTGGGTATAAATGATAAAAGATTTAATGAGTACATTGACAGTTCAAGAATAAAGCAATTACCAGAGGGTGCTAAGAACAGATATTCACTGAATAATCTTACTGGTATTGAAAGGTTAAAGCTCCTTAATGAACTAAGGCATGAGAAAAGAATTGTAGATTTGACCAAAACATTAGAGACAAATGGATGGGAAGGGAGCTTACTTCCAAAGCAGAGATTAATAGATAGGGTCTTGCCTACGCTACCTAAGTTTTACAGGCAAACTAAGAATAGGGGCACTACACAGTTAGAAACATTGTCTTTTAGAGATATGGATAATTTTAATACCAGAGAGCTAACATTGACTGGTGAGTTTATACAGCAGTTTAGAAGTGCTGATGTCTTTAAAAATGGTTGGTTTAAAAAGAAAAAATTAGCAAATAGAGCTGAGGCATTAGCAGACAAATTAGAAGACCCTAGATATGCAAATCAAAAAAATAAAAACCTACCTGACTTTGAACAGGTTAGAGAAGTTAGAAAAGTTTTTGAAAACATCTGGGACTTGGCAAACAATGCCGGTATAAATCTTGGGCCAAAAGAAAGCTTTTATTTTCCTCACATGATAAAACCTGAGTTTTTAGGTATTTTTAATAAAGACATTGCAAAAGTTGCTAAAAATAATTCATCATTGGCATTTGATAGATCATTAGCTAAAAACAAAGACTTTCAAAAACTAATCGGTGAGTACGTTAAGAATAATGAATTTGACCCTGCTACTGTTTCAGCATTAAAGGATATGGCTAATATTAAGCCAAAAGAAATTGCGAAAACAAGAACACAGCAAATAGAAATAAACAAAAAGTTAGCTCAAGCTTTTTATGATTTAAACAATGCTGTGACCGTGCACTTTAGTAGCACAGCAAAAAATCTTGAGTTTGCAAGGAAGGGCGTTGAAATACCTAAGCAGTTTATGGAACGTGATGCAAGATTAGTTTTAGCTAGATATGCAAAGCAAGTAGCAACTCGTATTGCTTTTGTAGAAAACTTTGGAGCAAAAGGCGAAGTTGTTTATAGTAGAATAGCGGCGTTAAAAAAACAAAGCAGGGAAGCTTACGCCGCTCAAAACTTAAATCAAGGAGCTCAGTTTAAAAATTCAGCAGACTTGCTTGATCAGCTTTTTAAATCAGCTACAAATAAAATAGAAATAGACCCTTCATATAACTGGAAATCGTCAACCGCTAGGAACTTTTGGAGTGATATAGTAGATTTTCAAATAGGTACTAAAATAGGTTCTGGATTTGCAACCATTCCTAATATTACACAGACAATGATTTCTACGGCAGTGAGGACTGGCTACTACCCTTTGATGAAAGCTATGTATAAACTGTCTACTTCTGAGAAATACAGAAATGAAATAAGAAAATCTGGAGTGTCTAACTTATCTGTATTCCAGATGATTTCTAACTTAGAACCTACAGATAGACTTATGAGTAGGTTTGCAGATATGACTACAAGAGTGAGTGGGTTTCAACGAGTAAATCAATTCAACCAGATACTTTCAGCGGCGGCGGCTAGAGAGTGGATAGGTGCCCTTAGAAAGACTGCAAATGGAAAAAGTGCTTTGTTGGATACTGGATTAAAACTCCCTCAACTTCTTGGTGGCAGAAGAATAAATAGGAGAGAATGGGCAATAAACACCTTGAAAGAATTAGGCATTGATAATTATAGAAAGGCACCAACAGAAAGGCAATTATTAGAATCTATGTACAGGTTCTCAAGAGATAGCCAGTTACAAAGAAATGTATTGACGGAGCCATTGGTTTCTCTTGACCCTAGATGGAGACCGTTCTTCCTATTTAAAAAGTTTGGTTACAAACAATTTAATTGGATAAGAGAGCAGTTACTGGCAGAGGTATCTCGTGGTAATTTGTTCCCTATGTTAAGACTTGGTGTGGCTGGTATGGCTGGTGGAGAGTTTGTTAGTTTTGCAAGAGACTCTCTAGCGGAGTTGATTTCTGGAGGTGAAGTGTATGATAAGAATAGGTATATGTTTCCTTACCTGACAAAAGGTACGCCAATGTCAAGCGTTGGTGCCGACCAGTATATAGATATGTCAGATTTTACAATAGATGATTACGTTGACCGATTTGCATCTGTAGGTGCTTTTGGTATCATAGGAGATATCGTTGCAAACGAAAATAAAATTAGAGCACTTGAATTTGCGGGTAAACCGGCCATTGTACAAGATCTAGATAAGATATGGAGTGCAATGACAAGAACTATTGAGGATACAAAAGACTATGGTCTTGGTGCGGCGTTTCGCATGCCTAAGTATGTGGCACCTATACTTGGTACAATCCCAAGAAGGGGATTAGAAAGATTTGAAAGAAGGTTTGCACCGGGTCAAAGAGAGGCTTATGTTAAAAGAATAAAGCAATTGAGGCTGTCAGATATAAAAGATGCTATTATAGAAGGAGACAGTAATAAAGCTACAAGATTAATATTTGATTACAACAGAACATTTGGTTCTGAGAATCCAATAGGTTATGAAGATTACGATGCGGATGCAATTACACAAAGGATTATAAACAAAGCAAAGAGAAGAGCTAATCCTTAACCATTCCATTAAACTCTTCAGCCCACTCTGGAAACCCCTGCTGTTCCCAAAAGTCAGCTAGTCTTCTGTAGTAGTCATTTAAACTTATCACGCCTGAGTTTAAAGATTTTATAATTTGTAAATATTCCTTAACCTGATCATCTTTCATAAACTGTTCTTCTTTTGGAAACTCATCTAATATATCCATTACCTACTCCTTATCTCTAACGCTTGTAATTCTATTTTTTTATTTTTGGTATATGTTGTCTGCTGACTCTTCGTCATGTCAAGCCAACAGTCCGGAAGTGAAGAAACTCTAGTATCATAACCACTGGCTACGCCACAAAATTCTCTTTGCTTGCCATCAAAGTTTCTCATTTCTGGATCGTAGGTTGTAAAACCACAAAAACCACAGCTCTTCCCTGTTTTGCTACAAATTTCAAACATTGGTGTTAAAAAACCCCCTCTAATTTCTCGTATTTAGCCGTAAAATAAATTTTTGGATATAAGTATCGCATAATAATTATCATTAAAATAAGGGGGCCGTAGCCCCCTTATTATTTACCGAGCTTAAAAAGGGCTGTCATCCTTCTTATAAGGCTCTTTTGCTTGACCAGACAAGTACCGTTCACCGTTTTTGTCTTCATTTATCCAAAGGGAAACATCTTTTTTCTCTCCCCCGAACATTCCGTTTCCGGTGTAGTCAGGTTTTTTATCGCCATCTTTTTTGTACTTGTTCTTCCACAGCTTAAAGCTGTTGTCTTTTTGCTTGTATTCGGCCATACATGCCTCCTATTTATGAGATGGTTCAGTTCAGGTCTTTAGTCGCCAAACCTAGAGGGTTGCTTTCATATGTCCCTTTTTTATACCTAACCCCGAACCATCTCGTTTGTTGTAATTGTCTCTCCTCTAACTCTCGCAGTCTTTTAGAGGCCGCTCCGTATTGCTTGATACGATTTTCTTTCAAAAGCTTTTTATAAAAAGATATAAGCCCTCTTCTTTTTATTGATGTATTACTCCCGCTCATCTGCCATCTCCTTCATAATAGATAATAAGTTAACAAAAAATTCATAGTCCAATACAATATAGGGCTTACCTCGATCCTCCCTGATCACCACACCCTCTTCCTCTTTTTCTGGTTTAAGCCATTGTGCAATACGGGTACGTCTCTTACATCCGTAATAATGTCCTTCAATTTCTATATCTCCCTGTTCGTGTTGTGCTCCACCTCTATCTCTATTATAAGCTTCTAGTCCTGCATCTTTTGCCATGCGTACAGCCTGTCTTTGTAGGTCAGCACCTCTACGCCGTGCTCTTCTTCCACGCTTTACATTTTTTGGGTCTTTCATACTGCGAGCCTCATTCTGGTATTTACTTTTTTTACAAAACATTGTGGACAGCGTTTAAACAATCTTTTGGAGTCACTCCAATATGTCTCATCGCAATTCTCACACTCATATAAATATTCTACTTTGTCATATCCGGCTATGGTTTTTTTTCTAGTCACTTTACGCATCCTGCACCACCGAACTTACCACCACCTGCTCTTCCTTATCTCTATTTATCATAGCATCGTTCTCTTTGTCAAGCATTTGTTCATTAATTCTTTTCATATCTTTTAACAATGCTTCGTACCTTCCACGATAGTTGGTAAGCTTAGGGCTGTTTAGAGCCATTTTTAAGGCGTTGATATGAAGCTGTACCTCTTGCCTTGTGTATTTTATCTTTGCTGTGCATATATATTTTTTCATAACAATTCGTTTCCTTCTTTAAATGGTAGATATGCATTTGTTCTGATCACACTACCGCCGTTTATTGTTTTCTGTGTTCTTGTATTTCTAACGTCAAAGTCAAATAAAAAGTTCCCATATTTATCAGTGATCTTCCAATACATTATTATCTTATCTTTAATAAGGTAAAGAAAACCGAGATATGGAACTCGCAACATTTCTGAAAGTCGTTTGCCGTCCATAATTTTATCAAATGTAACAAGCCAAGAACCATAGTTTGTAAGCTCCATCAAACTCATATCTCTACACTTTGATTCAAATATTCCTGTAACCTGATCGTCTTTCACGATCATGCCATCTACCTTTGCATCCATGTTTTTATCTGTCTCGAATATATAAGAGCCTTTTTTATGTTGAGCGCATATAGAATATCTTATACGATCTAGCATTTCTCTTTCATAGCGCAGTGATTCTTGTCCTTTCTTTGTAAGTATATCCATTAGAAAGGAACTGAAGCTGATTCAATTAGTTGTATCACTCTAGCTACCGGATATCTTATTTCAGAATCAAGGTCGTTAAAGAATTTTTTCATAGAGACATCTATTAATACTTTCGCATTTTTAATATCAACGAGATGAAGGTAGGGTAATTGCTCACCCTTACCCTCATCTCTGCGGAGTTGCATTATAGAAAGGAACTTAGCAAAGCCCCAGTTCTTCCTGTGCTCATATAGACAATCATCTATCTTCTTATATCGAAACACGCCATCATCTTTGACCACGCAGGCCTCGTATTCAGGGTGCTCCTTTCCATCTATCTCGTATTCAGGTTTGAATACATCTGCCACATACCTGCCAAACTTAACATTCTCAGATGTGCTCATCCCTTTGATCATTGCCGTGTATCTTCCAACAGGCACTGATCGTGTGAACTGATTGTCATCAGGGGGGTAAAATGCATCTCCAAAATCAACCATCTCTTAGAAATGTTTCATTGTCCCTATCTTATCAAGGCACGCTTGAAGATTGTCAAGGGTTATATTACCGGCCTTTAATTGATAAAGAACTTTGTTCTTGTCTTTCTGCCCAAGAGTCTTTATAGCATTCTCGATCTCTTTCTTGACGTAATCCTCATCTGTTTCTTCCACTACCTTACCATCAAACTTGTCTACCACTTCTTCTTTTAGGTCGTTATCCGACAAAGGTTTACTGTCTTTTTTTGCATGCTCCAAGATGGCGTTAAGTCCTTCATATCCATGAATAATGAATTGCACCCACTGCTCTATCTTTTTTGCATTCTCTTTGTTTAGTTCCATCCCTTGACTGAAGGCCTCAACCGCAACGCCGTGCCGTATCTTACCTTCTGTTATCTTATCCCAATCGGGTTGTTTTTGATCGCTCATAGATCGTCTCCTTGTTCTCTTAGTCCTCCGCCACACACCTTATAAAAGTTGCAATACTTGGGATTGCATTCCCATTTATATACAGGAGCAACTCCAAGTTCTATGGGCGGATTCCCTTTTTTAAATCTTTTATTGACATCATACCAATATTCCTTTGCTTTTTCTATGTATGATGTTCTTATTCTTTTTTCCTTCATTCTTGAATTGTCTTTATTATAGTATAGTAACGCAAGTTTTTTCAGTTTGTTCCCATATTCTTCTTCGCACCACCAACCATACGTTCCTAACTGTAAGTAATAATTCTCAGCGGGGTTAGGATCGGGGTTTCTACCAAACAACGTTTTCCATTTCCATGCATTACATGTTTTAATATCATAAAGAGCATCATCCTCAACGATAACCACGTCCAAGAAACCTCTTACATTTACTTCCGGTAGTTGTATCTCTCGCTCTATCAGTATTTGCGAACCATTCAAACTAGCGTATTCCATTAGGGCATCCTGTATGTCTCCATGAACAAGATCACCCAATCTAAAAAGTCTAAGTGTGTCATCATCAACGGGTTTTGGTTCTACTCCTGCAACGTGCTGAAAGTAATGCTTCCTCATACACATACCGGAAGCCGAGCCATGAAACCATTCCTCATTACCTTCGTATCTTTTTTTATAATGTGTCTCATTGTTCTTCCGCAACCAATCGTGGTATATCTTTTGTATGTCAATCATTATTCTGTTCCTTTAGTATGTGAATAATACGGGGCAAACTGAGATGTGTAGTTGTGGGTAGGCGGTACAAATGGAGTTTAAAACCGCCTTTAGTCTGCCCCGCGTGGATCATTGGTCTTGGTACTCCAAGACATCCCTATCACTTGAAAATAGAGTTATCTCTATCTTATCACCTGCTTCTGTCTTGATGTAAATGGTTTTAAAATATTTATTCTTTTGGCTATAAGAAGCGTACTCAGTCGTTTCCTCCACAGATACAGATTTCACGTTATGAATACTAACTTCCTGCCCTGTTCCTAATTGTAGTTGCATGTTGTTCCTTTCCTTGTTGTTGTTCTGCCCACTTATCAAGAGCCGTGAGCTCTTCTGACTCTGCGTGTATTATATGATCTAATGCACGTCTTAATCCACATATTTCAGCAAAGAAAAAATCGTTGCTTGGGTTATCATCCCACTGCTCCTCTGCTTGTTGTATGTCTTTATTTATCCTGTACTTTAACTTGCTCAATACCATGAACATCATCATCTCCTTTTATGTCGTATATGTCGCCAATATCATAAGTAAATCCAGTCTCCGGATCGTACATGATCGGTACTTGTATATGTTTCTCTCCGTTGAAACCATGATACTCATACCTCACCTTAAGCGAATCTTTAAGTTCTTTATTGATCGTTATTTTTGTCATATTATACACTCATAACGCACTTCACCATTGGTAAGTTCCAAATTTTTTTCATATTCTTCTATCATCCCTCTTAAACTTTTATAATACCCGTATTGATTATAGGTTCTTATCTTGTGGCAATTGCGACAACGTACTTCACACTTTTCTATTTCCCGCTTGATCGTACTCCACTTATATCCATTCCTGACCATATAAGATATCCCTTCTGTCTTGTATGATTTCCTCTTCACTCCTGTAACGTGGTCGAACTCCAAAACTCGGTGGTCTCTCGTACCGCAGTCCACACATCCTTTTATAAAGTACAAATATAATATTTTTTCATAGTTCTCATCTCTTAACCTCTGCTTTCTTTCCTTCATGTCCTTGATTTTTTTCTCTCTATTGCTTTTATACCATAGCTTATTATGATATTCTTTCTGACATACTTTGCATGTGCTTTGTCTACCATCATGCTTCTGCCTATTGACATAGAAGTCTTTCTTTGGTTTTTCGTGTTTGCATTTACCACATCTCTTTAACATTCAACTACTCCTTTAAGTTATTGATATTTAGTGTCTTATACCACTAAAATCTTTAACAATATCCTGACATAGTTCAGTTGGCAGTATGCCTCTCTCGTAGGCGTTCTTCAATCCTTGCGTCCCTGTCCGACTTCCTCTTGGTGCTCTTTCGTGATGGCAATCAGGGTTTCCATTTTTACACATCGGCCTCGGCTTCCACGATTCACTGTTCGTCCAGATGTCGGTCGGCTTCATGCGAGTGTCCCCGTACTGGCAGAATGATATGGTGTGCCTGATTGGTAATTCTTTTACTACGTCTAGTTTTCTGAGTAACCCTCTTGGGTTCTCTACATACCAATGGCTAGGCTTAAAATATTCTATGATCTCCAATGCTTTCTTTACCATTGCCAATCCAATGTATGCTTGTGAGGTCTTGGGTATGTAGGCTCTGTGTCCCCCTTTCCAATGATGTCCAATGGATGCAACGCTAAAGGTTGTGCAGGGCGGTGAAGCCCACACCACATCAGGCTTAAAGGGTATCTTTTTAGGAGCAATATAAAGGAGGTCGGTCTCCAAGCTGATATCCTCGTTTGCCATGATGTCAATGGTGTAGACCTCATGCCCATATTCCTTAGCCACCTTTGAAAAGGTGCAAGAACCTGCAAATAATTCTAAGACCTTAATTTTCTACTCCTCTTCTTCTTCGCATGGTAAAGAATCTTCAACCTCAAACTCCCAGTATTTCTCATCATCTATGATGTACCCAATAGCGTTCTCTTTCAGAAGCTCCTCAGCTTCCTTAACTGAGTGTGCTTCTATAAACCCACTAGCAGTTATTGTCCAATGGTATGATTTCATTACTCCTCCTCAAATTCTTCTTTGATTCCAACGATAGCCAAAGTAACTCCGTAGCAATCATCAATACCTAAGCACTGTAAAACCTCTTTCCATATACTGCCCCTAAAATCTTCAGGGTATATGTTCAAGCGTTTGTCGCAAGGATCGTACTGCAATCTTTGCAATTCTATTTTTTGTTGATTAGTTAGTTTCATTATTACTCCTTTGTTTATAGGGGCGGGTTGCCCCGCCCCTGTTGCATTATCCCTTAATCTCTTTTCCATTAGCATACAAATCCAAGTCATCTTTAACAAAGATATTGATGTGTCCTTGTTTTTTAATCTGCTCGAACTCTTGTGGCGTGTCAGCTAACTGCACAGACACAGAGTAATACTCCGACCCATGTACGCTCATAATGTTTATGCAATTATTGTCATATAATCTGACAATAAATTCACCATTGTTGTGTAGTGTCTCAATAGGGTCTGATCCTATTCTTTTTTCTTCAACACCTGATTGTTTCATTTTAACTCCTTTGTTTATAGGGGCGGGTTGCCCCGCCCCAGTTTAGTTACTTATTACTGTACATTTTATCCAAGACTCTGTTGGCTCTCTGCTTTGCTTTCTTCAAAGTGGAATACACTCCCAAGAACTTACAACCATCAATAGCTTTGGGTTGCCAAACAACATTGTCCTCACTTGATATTCCCACATAATAATGATTGTGAATTTTTGAAATTACACATCTCTTATCATCCTTGAGGTCAGGTGCCTCCAGTTCGTATGACCAACATGGATACCAGTAGTCATGTTTATACCATTGTACTTCCATAGTTAACTCCTTTGTTTCGTTTCTTATTATACGTTTCAAAATTTAAAAAGTTCCAAATTAATTTATAGAGGGGCGGGTTGCCCCGCCCCAGTTTAGTTTACGCTACTTCCTCCGATTTTAACCAAGTGATCATCTCTTCGTACCTTTGTCTAATAACATGATCTACAAAAACATTGACAAATGTTCGATTTACCTTGTCTTCGTCTGATGGTGCAACCGCACACTCTCTAATTGATAGGTCTTGATGGTATAACAAATACTCTAACCACACTATCACATCCTGCTTAGACTCAAACAGCGCTTGTTTTTTATCGTTCTTTCTTGTTTCTTTATACTGCATTTTAACTCCTTTGTTTGTGGCACTTTTTTTGTGTGCCGTTTCCTCTTATACGCTCTAGGTTTCAAAAAGTTCCAAATTAATTTTTTAGAGGGGCGATAATATACTTGTATATCCTACCTCCAAGTGCGTTCTCATACTTAAATTCAGAAAATTTCAGAGGTTGATCGTGTTCTGCAACAAAAACCATTCTCACATAATCCCTGACCTTCTTATTTATCCTTCTGCCTTCTTTCCATTGTAATGTTCTGTTCTCTCCCCAATCATCGTAGCTAAACTCACTAGCCCTTACGCCACACATGCCAAGCAATAGCATTATTTTAGCCTCTACAGAACTTTTGTGGTTATGGGTATACTTTACCATGTCTTACTCCTCTTCTTGTGTAAAGTGGTATACTTCCACATGGGTGTTGCAGTCGTAGTTAGAGCAAGAAAAGTTGGATGCG